GTCAAGATTATTATCAGTACCTGTTGAATTGCACCACTCACCTGAACTGTTATTACAGCCATACGATTTGATAGAACCATGCACCTTGCTAATATATTTTGTATCACTATTTATGTTTCCTAAGGTTACGGATTGAGCTACAGCACCTCCATCACTTCCACTAAATCTTACCATTTCAGATAGCTGGGAATTCTGATAGTCTTTACCATCAAAAGAAGCTGTGCCAGATAAAATCCAACCATTAGTTCCACCGTCAAATGAACCGTTATTTAGGACGTTTGAGGTTTCCTGTGCTTTGGCTACTACTGTAATTGCTAACAGTATAATCACCACCAAGATAATCAGGATATTTAAGAATTTGCCCATGCGAATCTATGTACCTCATTATTTTATAATATTTAATTGCTTCTTTACCAATCAATGCTTTTTTTCCATTCCAAATACTACAAGGTGTTCCAGAATGTAACATAGCAGACCATATTTCTTTAGAACCAGCACACAAAATTGATATTGATGCGACCTTTAATCCAGCTTTAGAAAGTGAATTTGATAATGCTCGTCTCTCACAATTCCAATCTGTAAAAGTTGTACCAGTACTAAAACCAACTACTGATGTCTGTATTGCACCCACTACTGGGAAAGAGCATATCATCTGAGAGTAAGATTGTACGTTAGCTGATGCTGCCGTTGGAGGTGGCTGGTTCGCATAATTAACCGTGCTGTCTGCACCATAACTATTCATGGCTGTTAAACTAAGAACAATCATCATTAGCAATAAAAATATTATAAAACTTCTTCGCATGAGAATGATACTCCGTATAAAGAGATTCTGTCTGCTGACCATGTTTGCTCATTGGTTGTCATTCTCATAACACATTTTGGACTGACATAAGTAACAGTCGCATTATTTCCTAGTGCAGCCGATAACGGTGGCTCAATTGGTAGTGTTGCAACCCCACTTCCATTACTAGCAACATCAGCAATAATCATGTGCATTTTACTAGAAGCAGCAGAATTAAATTGAACATAATCGCCTTTCTTAAATAATTTGGATTCAGAAGCATCAGCTCCATCAATGGTTACGTCATATGCACCTACAGAAAAATTTGCATTAACAGCTACGGTGTTTGCAATTGTTCCTTGTACTGCTTTTGCGTCTGGGTCTCCCATTAAAAATGTTCCAAACTGACCTTGTAATTGCATGAAAAAGGCTAACCATTCACTTGCTTGTTCTCTTTTCATGGGTGGCAGGGTAACTGTGCTATACCATTTTGCTCCAGCAAACTTAAATGCTTGAGTTGAAAATGTAAAAGGTGATTGACTAGTTGAGACTGCTCTACTAATTCCCCATTCACTTCTTGTAAAGTTTGGAGTTGTAGGCATTGCTAATGGGTAAGTTGCTTCAGTCATTTATCCTCCGAAGTCCTTTGCAAAAGAGCCACCACGAAGTCTGGCATCTCTTACTGCACCTAAAGTTGATTCTTGTATAGCTGGTAATAAATTTAATACTTCTGCTCTAACAGTTTGAGCCACGCCAGTTGAGAAGTTTAAGTTTTGCTCTATAACAATAGAACTTCCACCACTACCCAAATTGCTATTGTTTACAATATTTCCTGCTGATTTCGGTACGAACATTTCTGCTCCTCGTTCTCCAACCATATAAGGCATATTAGCATTAACACTTCCACCACCAGCTAATCCTTGCATTGGCATTGACGCACCATTTAGCCCACCCATTATCATATCAGCTCCATGAAAACCACCAAAACTGTTAGAAGCAAAACTTGAAAATAACCCAGCAACACCAGAACCAGCAGATGTTTGAGTAACACCCATAGATGCTTTTATTTGTTTTAATAATGGGTCAACAACTCGCAACTGGAATATTAGTGCTACTACTTGTTGAGCAACACTTTGGAATATATTAACCATAGAATCTTTAAAATCTTTTCCACTTACTACAGCTTCACCAAATGCTGTTGATATTGATTTTCCAATATTTTCAAATTCCTTCTGTATACTTTCCATTACATCTTGTCTTGCTTTTTGGGTCGCTTCAAGAATCGCCATTTCATTATCAAATGCTTGACCATTAAGGTCTGCTTGAACTGCCCTATATATACGTTCAGATTCTCCTCTTTTAAGAAATTCTGCTTGATTAAATTTTGTAAATTTTCTTGCGTTGTTTTCTTTTTCACGTCTTATAATTGCTTCTTGAGCACTTTCTCTATCTGCACCAAATGCAATATTCATTCTATCTGGACCACTTAACCCACCAGGATTTACAAGTTTGGCTGCTGCTGCAAAGTTTGATTGCTTAGATTTAAAACTATTAAGAAATTTTTCAATAGCAAATGTTGCTTCATTAAATTTGCGTATGATAAATTTATCAATTATAGCTCCTAGTTCTTTTATTTCACTAGAAAATATAATGATTAAAGATACGGCGGTAAGTGCTGCAAAAATAGGGTTAACTGACATAGCAACATTCAAGCCAAACACAGCAGTTCTTGTTAATAAAATCATATCTCTAAATTTCCTTAATGCCAACACTATTTTCAATCCTATAAATGCCTTAAGTGCGAAAGTTGCTACGTCAACAGCAACACCTATATTTTCAAATGCTGTACCTAAACCCTCGCCTATTTCTTTTCCGTATGCTTTTATTTCTTCTTTGTTTTCTTCTAACATGGCTCTAAAATCTTCAAGACCACCAGCTAATTTTACAAAAAAACCTTCGGCAACGGCAATTGTAAATTGCTGTATAACATCACCAATCATTGACATATTTCCTTCAACGGTTACAGCCATTTCTTTTGTTGCGTTAGCAAACTTACCTTTACCAGAAAATATAGCTTCAAAAGCCTTTCCAGCACCTTCAATACTATCTACCATTAAACCACTATCTTTTATTATTTGAGTGATACCACGCTCTCTAAATATATCTGCTGCAGCTAAACCACCAGAAAAAACTCTTTGCATTTGACCAGCAGCAGTCGCAAAATCAAGTCCAGAAATAACAGCAACATTACCTGTAATTTCCATAATGTCTCTTAATTCTTCAGCATTTTGAGATACTACTGCTAATGAACCAGCACCTAGTTGTATTTCTCCTAAAGAAAATGGAACAGTTCCAGCGTAGTCTAATAATTGCTTAAATGCTTTGTTACCTTCTTCAACACTACCAAATAAATTATTAAAACGTATTTCAAGTTTTTGAATTTCCATTCCAGTCTTGATAACATTTTTTATTCCTATAATACCAAAAGCAACGGCTGCAACAGCTCCTACTTTCAGCATTCCTTTTGCGACTCTATTTAATGTTGAATTTAATTTGGTTAGGCTTTTACTCATTCCGCCTGATGATTTTTTAACAACCCCATTAGCTTTAGCCATACCCTTTTTTAAATCAGAAAGGTCTGCTTCAATTTTTACTACTAGCTTGTCAAGTTCAGTTGCCATTATTCGTCTGGGTTTAACTCCATTAAGTTATCTAGTTCATCTTTGCTCATTGGTTTGTCTTTACTACTACCATTAAACTCCGAGAACCCATTTACAGCAAATGATATTTCTGGAATGCTCATATCCCAAAATTCTTTAGGACTTAATCCAATCATTCCAACACAAACTTCCAACCAGCGTTGATAAGGCAATTTAGCATCTTCGTCTAGCTTGGTACTTCCTCGCTTTTTTTTTCATCATCACTTTCGGTATCATCATCTACATTTAATGCTAAAGAAATTAATTCACCTGTCATCTTAATAGCTTCTAGTAATCCTACGTTGGCTATTAATTTTTTTATATCTTTTTCTTTAACGTCATTTCCACCAGCACGAATTGCCAATGTTATAACTTGAATCATTTGAGTTAATGTTATGTCAGCACTTGAAAGTAAATTCCCAACCTTGAGAATAGATACTCCCATTGTTTGCTCTATCCTGATAATGGTATCAAGACTCATTCTTGCTTTGTATTCTACACCGTCATTAAACGTCAGTAGCTTTTCCGACCTTAACTTGTTTATGCTCATTGTCTTTCTCCGTAGTGGTTATGATTATTACTTCATTTCTATCTGCAACATTAACAGCAGTTTTGATTGTGTATGTCTGCTTATCAATTTTTACTAAATCTGTATCTTTAAAAGTTTTAAAATAAGGTGCTTCTAT